AACCTGGAAAAAGCTGGATATAAAAGAAGTTTTAAGGCTGTAACTAGAAAGATTGAAAACCTAGGTTGTAAAAAGGCTTACGGCAATTTAGATGTATCCAGACTACCTAAGGTATTAATAGTGGATATTGAGACTACCCCTATGGGTGTATGGGTTTGGAGTCTTGGAAAACAATACGTTGGTCATAATACAATAATGAAAAGCGATAACAACGTACCTATGGACTGGCATCTTCTTAGTTGGTCTGCTAAGTGGCTATATGACGATAAAGTGTTGAGTGACGTTATAACTCCAGATGAGGCAAAAAATAGAGAAGATAAAAGAATTGTAAGTTCTGTTTGGAAGTTATTAGACGAAGCTGATATTGTTATAGCACATAATGGAGATAGGTTTGATCTACCCAAGTTAAGCACTAGGTTTATTGCAAACGGATTAAATGCTCCGTTACCATTTAAAACAATTGATACACTTAAAGCAGCTAGAAGAGAATTTTCTTTCTCATCTAATAAACAAGACTTTTTAACTAAGTTTTTAAAAATAGAACAAAAGCTAGGAACTGATTTTCAATTATGGATTGATTGCATGAGTGGAAGTAAAAAAGCCCTAGATAGAATGGTTAAGTACAATAGGCATGATGTTATAGGTTTAGAGCAATTGTATTTAAAGCTAAGACCTTATATGAAGTCTCATCCCAATATGGCTGTAATGATGGATGAAGATTCTTGTACTGTGTGTGGAAGTAAGTCATTAAAAGAAACTGGAAAGTTTTACTATACTGGAACTAGTAAGTTCAACTTATATGCTTGTGGTGGATGTAATTCTCCATACATTAGAAGTAAAGAGAATCAGTGCAGTAGAGAAGTTTCTAAGAGGTCAGTTGCAAGATAACTTGACTTTTGTGTCATTTTACGTTATATTAAGAGTAAGGCTATAAATGATTTTTAGAAAAATTAATAAAATAAATCATGCGATTTATAGTAGTATAGAAGAGTTCAAAGAGAAAAACCCTAACCTTGAAGTAGTTGATAATTGGAGGCAAGGCACCGAAGGTAGCTGGGTAGTTTCAGACGATAGGCAAGTTTGTCAGGTTCTGAAGCGTGGGAAGATGCTTAACAAAGCAAAAGATAAGATAACCAACTATTATGTTAGGGTTGCTCTCGGAACTTTTATTTGCGCTGATGGTGTAAGAATTGAAGGTAAGCCAAGAAAGAATCTTTATTCGTTTGGTTTGCTTGATAAAAATGCATACGATCATAAAGTTAATAAAAAAAATATTACACAAAGAGAGTTTCTTTTTGCTCAATATGTAGCAAAAGGTGAAAACTTAATAGATTCTTTTGTAAAAGCATTTCCTACAAACAATAGACCTTATGCCGAAGGTCAAGCCAAAATACTAATGAAGGCTAAAAGGGTTCAAACAATGATTCGAGAAGAAATAGATAAGGTATTAAGTTCTGCTGAAATAACTCCTTTATATTTATTGGAGCAAATGAGACACGTAATTGACAAAGATGATTCTCAAGATAGAGATAAAATACAAGCTTTAAAAACATTAATGCAAATAAGTGGAATGATGGACACAGAGAAAAGACAAGAGTCTGTTGCTGTCTTTCAAGGTTTTACTAAAGAACAATTAGATGCCATTGGAGGAGGAAATGTCAAGAAACTTGCGTCGGCTAAAAGAGAAGTTGAGGTCTAAAGACTGTCAGCTTTGCAGTATACCATTGGAGGGGAATTATGTTGTCATTAGGGATGTGGATACAAATCAATACTATGCACAGTGTGTTGAGTGTATGACAATATATAATCATGAATTAGGGTTTGAACACTTAGGAATCCCAAGCATAATAGGAGTGAGTTAATGAAAAAAGTTAATTTTGATTTAGAAGTAGAAGTGCATGATGATTTAAAAGATGAAGTAATAAAAGAATACATGTCTCGTTATTTTATAAATAAAAAATCTTTTGATGCTTTTACATTGCAAGTCATTGGAGAAAGAGATTATCCCCTAAACTTTCAATTAGGTGATATAAAATTTGATTTAAAAAAGAAAAAAGCAAAGTTTAAATCTAAAGCAAAAGCAAAAAAATGAAGTTAGCCGTATATGGAACATTAAGAAGTGGAAATAAAAATACAGGTATATTAGAGAACTCTTCTCTTGTATACCCAGGTCATAAGCAATTTCCAGCTGTTATACAGAACAAAAAAGGAAAAGGAACTGTTGTTGAAGTTCACGATGTAACAGAATCTGATATAAAAAGATATGATATATATGAGGGAATCTCTTCTGGTCTGTATAGACGAGTAAAAGCAAAAGTTAAAATGGATGGTGGAGATTTAGAAGATGTATGGGTTTATGTTGCTGGAGACGAGTTAATTCAAAGAAGTAATATGTTTACAGAGATACAAAGCGGAGACTGGTACAATAGATAATTTTAATATAAACTCAGATAGGCAAAAAGAAAAAGATAAAGTATTGAGATTAGCTTCTCAAGACTTAATTGCTTTTGGTCAGCTGTTTTTACCAGATGATTTTATGAAGTCATCTCCTGCTCCATTTCATTACGAAGTTGGAAAAAAACTTTTAGACTCTGAGCTTAGAAAGCTTTGTATTGTATTGCCTAGGGGTCACTCTAAGTCTACTATGGCTAAAGCGGCTTTAATGCACAAAATATATTTTAACCCTCAAGGGAAAAAAGAGTTTGCAGCGTGGGTGTCAGAAGAGCAAGGTCAGGCAATAGATCATTTAAAATATATTAAAAACCATATTGAATTTAATAACGCTTTAAATTATTATTTTGGAGACCTGGTTGGAAGTAAGTGGACTGAAAAAGATATAACTACTAGTAGGGGAGATAGAATAATAGCTAAGGGAACTAGTCAGAGACTTCGTGGTAGATCTGAATTAGGAACTAGATATACAAAAATTATTCTTGACGACTTTGAATCTGAATTAAACACTAAAACTCCAGATAGGCGTAGAGAAATTAAAGAATGGCTTATGTCAACAGTATATCCATCCCTTGAAGAATCAAAGGGAAATGAGGGTGCTATTTGGTTAATTGGGACAATAGTCCATTATGACTCTGCATTGCAAGCTATATACGATGGTTATCTAGAAGCTAAAGATAAAAAAGAATCATATACTTGGGATGTAATATTTCATAGAGTGTTAGAAGATGGAAACCCATTATGGTCTTCTTATTTTTCAAGAGAAAAAATAAATCAAATAAGAAAAGACTATGAAAATGTAGGTCAATTACATAAGTTTGCTCAAGAGTATATGAACGATGCTAGAGATTTAGCAACTGCAAAATTTAAAATAGATAAAATACAAAAACATGATTATGAATTAATTAGTAATACGAACCAAGCTTATCTAAGAAATAAAGATACAATTATTCCTGTCAATATTTACATGGGAGTAGACTTGGCTTACGAGTCTAATGCAAATAATGATTATCAGGTTATAATGGTAACTGCTGTTGATAGTGAAAAGAATTTTTATGTTATTGATTACTACCACGAACATTTACCTTTATACGAAATGCCTAAGAAGATATTTGAGCTTGCTAAGCTTTACTCTCCTATAAGGAGAGTAAACGTAGAACACGTAGGAGCGCAAGGTATTATCAAAGACTCTGTAAATCAAATGAGTGGGTTTGATAGAAAGATGGCTCCAGGGATAGCTAGAGGAGTCAGACCTCCACAGGGAATAAAAAAAGAAGATAGACTTGAATCTACTCTTTGTCCTCTTGTTAATAGAGGTAAATTATATATAAAAAAACATCATCAAGAAATAATTGATGAAATGTTTCATTTTCCAAAAGGAAAGAACGATGACTTGCTTGATGGTCTTTGGTATTCAGTTACAAACGCTAGGGCTCCAATAAGTAAAAGCTTTGAATCTAAAGATTTCAATGTACAAGAAAACTCTGACATAGCTAAAAAAGTAAAATCTAAGGTTAGAAGTTGGATAACTGGACAAAGAATTTAAAATAATACTTGACTTATTGCCCTTTTTTTACTATATTATATAACATAGATATCTAAGGAGACTACTATTAATTACGTAGAAACTTTTGCCGAGCACGAAGAAGCTCAAAAAAACAGAGAACTGTGGAGAAGGTGGCGAGATGCAAGATCAAATTGGGAAGTTGAAGCTAGAGATGCTATTGACTTTTCACTTGGAAATCATTATTCTGCTGAAGAATCAGAAATGCTTCAATCAGTTGGACAGGGTGATTTTATTATTGATAGGGTATACGCTGCGGTTGATAAGTTAAAATCCTTATTAACATCTAGAAATCCTAAGTTTACTGCAGTAGCTAGAGAAGATTCAGACTACAAGCTTTCAAATGTTTGGAGAACAATGTTGGAATACATCTGGGACATCTCAGATTGCAATACCCACTTTAAACAAGTAGTTCACGATTACTCTGTTTCTGGTCTGGGTTATTTTTATGTATATGTAGATACGGAGTCTGATTTTGGTAGAGGCGACGTAAAAGTAACAAGCGTAAACCCTTTTAGAGTATATGTTGATCCTGCATCTCT